TAATAGGAAAAGGAATAAACTATTCAAAAGTGGAATACAGAGATAAGGATGGAGAAGTATATCCTGCAATAAAGGTTACAGGTAAGATACATAAGAATTATGAATTAGACAATGATATTTGGCAAAAAATCAAATCAGGTGAATATAAGGGATTAAGTTTCGGTGGAGCAACAAAATCAGATAGAGAACCAATGAGAATGAAAGACGGTTCCATAGCATATAGTTTAAAGGATTTAGAACATTATGAGGTCGCAGTATGCAGAGATCCAGCAGTACCACTTGCACTTATTACAGAATATAACACATTAGCGAAAGCAGCAGTAGATGGAGTTGATTTAGGAGATGGTAGAATGTTGATTAAATGTGATAAGTTTGGTTGCTTTGTTGATAAGAATAACAAGGAAGCAGGGCTTAAAGCACCAGAAGCGAGAAACGAAGCATTGGTTTATGACGATAAGACACATGATCAACCAAGTGAAACACCATTAGAAAACCAAGCAAAAATACAAAAGGTTTCAGATGAAATGGCTGGAACTTTACTAGATGAAGATAGAGCAGTTCAATCAGGTAAGGTAAGACCACCAACACCAAAACACTTAGTAAATCCAAAGGATAAAGGAGAAGATTGTGAAGACGGAAGTTGTGATAAGAAAGACGGATTTCCAGCTATGACATATCAAGAACATGAGTTTGATACTGAGGGCGTTTGCACAAATTGTGGTAAAAAGTATAAGAAAGGTGTGGTAGAGGGATTTCACCCACCAAAAGATTCAAAGAAAGCAGGACATGACAAGCCAGAAAAATGTGAGTTTTGTGGTGCAGCACAAAGAGATGCAACAATCATGGTAAAGAATCCAAAAGACCCCACTGCATCTGGGTTTGACAAGCAAAGAATGGATCAGTTTGAAACACATCGATCTCACCATACCAAGAAAGGACAAGATTGGTCAAACGCAGACGGAGATAGACATGGTATGTATAACCAAGACACAGACGAGGGTGGTATGGGTAAAAAACATACAGGACCAAAAGGATGTAAGTGTGGAGATCCAAAGTGTAAAGATCCTAAATGTAAGAAAAAACCTAAGAGAGAAGTTGGAACAGGTCATGGAGCAGAACAGAATGATGCAGGAGAAGTCGGCTGGTCAGGTAGTGGTTCACCATATCCTAAGAAGAAGAAAGCAATAATAACAAACATATTATCACGATTAAAATCATTAAATTTCATGTTAAAAGGTTATAGTGATGAGTTTAAAGAAGATAAAGAAAATTGGGAACAACAACAAGTGCCAAGTAGACGAAAAAGAAAAAGAAGAGGAAAGGATGCAGCAACCATTACAAACATACTATCACGATTAAAATCATTAGATTTTCTACTAAGAAAAGAACCATTGTTATCTAATTCATGGGAAGCTGTACATATTGATCAAAAAGAACAAGCAGAAAAAAAGAAGAAAAAGAGAAAGAAGAAAGGTGGATTGGGAGGACTTCATGGTGCATTAGACTATCGTGATCTTGATGAAAAACTTGATGCAGCAAAGAAAAAGAAGAAAAAAAAATCATTTTTAATGAGAGTTAAAGACGGAGAATTCGGTGGCATGAATACAGGAGAAGTAGAATGGACAGAACCAAGAGATACTGCTAATAGTAGAATGAAACGTGGTAAAGATGTCGCTTGATTATGAATATCTATTTAATCAGATAGATAAAGCAAAGAAGAAGAAACCAAAGAAAGGTTATATACCCTGGAATAGCCCAGAGTCGAAAAAACTACAAGAGAAATTCTTAAAGGAGCAAAAAGATAGAGAAACATATACACAGGGAACTGGATTTACTACTGCTGATGCAAAGGATAAGCTTGTAAAAGAGAAACCAATAAGTGAAAAACTTACAAGAAGAGCAGGTAGAAAACGTGGTAGAGGAAAATATACAACAAGAACAGAACATGATACTAGAGGTAAGGAGGTAGGTACAACAATTACAGGTACACCTAGAAAAGTAGAGTCAACTGCTGAAATAAGAATACAGGATCTTGATGAAACTGGTACAAAGAAGAGAGTGATTGATAAAAAACCTGTAAGAGGATTAGATAGGAAAGGAACAAAAAGAAATTATGAAAAGGAAAAGCAAAGAAGACAAGATAAAAAAGACGCAAAAGATAAACAAGAACAGCAGTTAAAAGAAGGAATTGATGGAGTTCCTGGATCCCATAGTACACTTTCAGGTTCTACTGCTGATAGTAGGTCAAATCCAAAAGGTAGGGTTGTAAACATTAAGATACCAAAGGCACGGGGAAAGAGACAGTTTCATAGCAAACAACCGGAAACAAAGACAGTAACTAATCTACAACCAAAAGATATAAAACCAGATAAACCAGTATCAAGAAAGACACAACTAAGACGAGAAGAGGGTGCAAGTAGTTCAAAGAAGATTGGAGTTGATTTGGATGAGATGAAAGAAAGGATGCAGACAGCTAATAGAAAATTACAAGAAGAAAGAAATACAGAAAGTGTAACTAGTTATGGAGAATTCAGAAAGCTAGACCAAGAAGGTCACAACGCTAGATATAAGAAATACATTGCAGATAGAAAAGCAGCAGCAGATAAACGAGAAGCAGATAAAAAAGAGAGAGAATCAATAGATCCTAAAACAGGTGAAAAAAAAGGACCTAAAGTAAAACTAACGAAACCAAGAAAAAGTAGAGCGAAACCAGAAAAACCAACAACTACTGATACAACGGAAGAAGTATCAGATGATCCAGAAGATTATGAAGATTCAAATGATGATGATGATTATGAATATGGAAAAGATTATAAAAATCTAGGTAAATCATTTTACAAAGCATGGTTAGAAAAGAAAAGAGATTGGGATGCAGAAGATAAAGAATCCAAAGAGATGAATAGACCAATTAAATGTACTAGTTGTGGTAAAACCAAACCTAGAATATTATATGAAAATCCATTAGGAAGACCTTTTGGAATATGTGATGAGTGTGCATCACCTCCTGCTCCGGGAGAACCAGACCCAAAATGGATTACAGATATGCAGAACGATGATGATACTGATGAAAATCCAAAAACATCAAAGAAATCATTTTACAAAGCATGGTTAGAGAAGAAAGATGATTGGGATAAAGATGAAAAAAAGCCCGATTTGGCTCAGTACGACAGAGGAGGAGGAAAGTTTTGTACAAACTGTGGTAGAAAATCTAAATATCCATTATGGAATCCGAATGATAAAAAATCTGATCCAAGATTTAGTAGAGGAAAAGATGAGGGTCTTTGTGATAATTGTTTTGATGAAAGAATGGATAATTCAGAGGGTAAGGACGAGTTTGATGATAAGACTAGAAAAGAAAATAAATCATTTTACAAATCATGGTTAGAGAAGAAAGAAGAAACTGACTCACAAAAGTTTGAGAGATGGGTAAAGGAACACCCACAACCAGAACACCAAGAAAAAAAACAGACACAGATAGAATTGGCTTTGTTATTACGACAGATTAATGAAGATGCAAAGAAAAAGAAAAAGGAAAGACAAGAAAGGAAAGAAAGATATGATGAAGAAACAGCAGCAACGATGAGAGAGATAGAAGCAGATATTTCTCTTCCAAAAGTTGAGGTTGATGGTAGGAACTCTGCTACCTATAAACACCCATCAGCGTTTGGAATATTGCAAGGAGGTAAAGAAACTAAAATGCATGACGACCACATTAGACATAGAAGAGAAGCTCAGGGTACTATATCACAAGAAAATGCAGAAACATACAAATCATGGTTAAAAGAGAAAGATGCAGTTTCAGGTAAACAGAGTCCAACAAGAAAACCGACTAATAATTACGTATATACAGATGATGACGAATCTTTACCTATGACAAGGCAACACCCAAAGGTAGCCATACCTCGAAAACATAGTCCAGACAACTTTCAATATGCTTGGGAACACACAGAGGGCAATCCTGGATACATGGAAACTATAGACAACTCAGGTAGAGTTAGTGAAGAGCGTAACGCAACTCACGAACGACATAATTTCTTGGATCGTAAGGAGAGAGAGGAAGCAAAAGCAAAAGAACCTAAATATACAATCTCTTACAGTTGGAACAAAGAAACAGATAAAGAAAGTGCAGAGAGAAGAGCAAGAGAATGGAACGAGGAAAGGAAAAAAGCAGAAGAAGACTGTCCATTCTGTGATGATGAGAAAAACCTTAGTAGAGAAGAACGTTGGAAAGACGAAGACAACATGGATGAATATACTGCACTGATGTTAGCTGAACATAAAAAAGATCCAGATGCTTTTCATGCAAATATTGGTTCTGTAACACCAGAAGAGCAAAAAAAAATAAACAGTGCAGCAATGGAATCTGGTAAAGTTGATGACGAGAAATTAAAAGCAGAGATTCAAGATGATGATTGGAGAAAACCAACTGCAACTAAACCACATGAATTTGATCCAAATAGGCATGGTTCTCATGTAAGAAATATTATGTATCCAGAATCAAAAGACGAATGTTCTGTATGTGGAAAAACTGTTGAGGAGCATAAAGGAGCAAAAATTGAAAAACCCACACGAAAACCACATAAATTACAAAATTACAACCCAGATAGTGGCAAGTATGATTATGAAGCAAAAGCAGAAGAAGGTATAGGAGGCATGAATATGGGCAGTCAAAGAGGTCTAGGACATGATGCAGGTTATAAGCAAGATCCTGGTCAATCAGCACAGGTAACAGAAGTTATAGAAGAAGAAACAAAAAGTGCCTATCAGACCGATTCACAAGACGAAAGTACTGATGTAGAGCCTAATAAACAACAAATACCAGCATCAAAGCCAGGTACAGATGTATTCAAATTATATAAGAAAGCCTTAATAATCAAGTATAAGAATATATATAAACCCCATAATCTTTAAATAGATTAACTATGGCAGACGAAGAACAAGTTGATCAAGTAGAGATCACTAAATCTGACGAAAGCGAACAAGCTTCTTATGAAAGTACAGTTGCAAAGAGTATTGATACTCTAGCAGATGTAGTTCAATCCATAGCCGAATCACAGCAAGGTGTAGAAAAAGCTATTACCGAAATGCATCAAAGAGTCAAAGCACTCGAAACACCCAGCGATTTACCATTGAGTCCGAAAGGAACTCAAGGTGGAGATGATGTTGGTGCTAAAGTGACTGCTCCAAATGACCCCTACCCAGTAGGAGATCAAGTTGGACTGGATTCTGACAGGAGATCTAAAAATCCCCCAAAGAAAGACCCAGCAGGACTCAAAATGCAGGAAAAACCTGTGCATAAGGCTAGTGAGGAAGAAGATATTGTTGAGAGTTCACAACCAGAAATGGTTATGAAATCACAACATGAGTTCTCTACTGAGACACCAAGACCTGGTAGTGCATTAGAAACAGTTGACAAATCCTTTTCAAAGGATTATAGTCCAATACTGAAAGATGCACGATCTGAAGGTTATGAAGGTCTCAGCAAAGTAGCACAAAACATCCTAAGTGGTAAATATTACAAACCCACACCAGAGGAGGTAGGTCTATAATGGTACAAATTAAAACCATTGACGAACTAGAAGCACTCTATTATGGATATAATAGAAACCTATTGAGAAAGGCAGATGCACCAATCACAACTTCAACAGTTGGCGTTTTCAACGCTATCTATGGAGCATATGCATGGGCTCAGCTCAACTTAGAGGCAAACGCTTTTGGTATCTTACCAAAATATCCTTGGGACAAATCAGGATGGAGGGTCATAACTGCAAAGCCAGTTCTGAATACAACTAATTCTAACACAGTATTAGGTGGTACATCAGAGGGTGGCTTAATTGCACAAACCATCAAACCAACACTTCAAGAAATTGATGTTAGACCAAAGACAGCACAACTGCCTTTCTCAGCATCAGAGGTAATGAAATGGTTAGCAACACATAGTCGTGACGATATTTGGGGTGGACTAGGTTCACTCAGATTGTACATGGCTGTGCAGCACAAAGAATTCCTCAACAGAATGTTACTCGCAGATGTCGAAAAGCAAGCAGCAGATGCAAGTGGAGCTTGGACCGGAACAGCAGACTTTGAGTCTCTAGACCGAATTGTATCAACCAGTGCTGAAGAAGCAGTAACTGGTGGTTCACAAACAGGCAACTACGATCCATGGGCTGCAAACGCAACCATCGACAGAGATAGTGGTACATCTTTCGATTGTACTGTTGAATCTGCTTCAGGTACTATTGGAACAAATGGTGTCCTTACTGACGATACACTAAGAGCTTTCTTACGAAAGATTAGAGTCGCAGCAGGTAAAGACCCAAACGTATTCCTAGGATCTCACGAAGTTTACTCCGAGATACAAGGTCTATACATGCCTTCAGTCCGTATTCCAAACCCATACGGTGAAAGCTTAGTACAGATTGATGTAAACGGTATCCAATCATTTAAGGGTACTGGAGTAGGTATTCATGTAGACTCTATATATGGAATTCCATTCATTCCAAGCAAGGATGCACCAAGCAATGCCTCCGACTCATCAGAGATCGGAAGATTATTTGCATTTGATACATCTGATGCAGAGGGATATGGATACCCAAGAATCGGAATCCAAATTGCAATTCCAACAGAGTATTATGAAGCA